TCGTGACCCCATACAGATTTTAAATCTATAACGCCACCGTCAGAAGCTCCCCATTTATGACCGTCTAACAGTTTAGAGTAAAACAGTACATCGTCTTCTTCTGTTATTCCTCCAGCCCACATTCTACCATAAAATCCCATCATACAACTAGGGTCAAATGTTGTTATTCCGTGTGGTGCTGTATATCCTGAAGTATCTTTTAATTTAGACCAAGTGCTACTAGCATATCTTAAAGGGTCTGAATCATACTGAGATACAAATAATTCATTATTAAAGTTAGAAAACTGCCAATCAGAAGAAGAAGCACCAGTAGCAAAAGCGTTAATCCACGCATTGTCTTTATCTGATAAATCTACCTCGTACATATTAGTACCTACACCGGCAAATACTTTATAATTAGTACCATCATAATGCTCTACTAAAGAACCAATTTTAGCTCCTCCGTTTAGTGTCTTTTGTTTTAGACCTTTACGAAAAGCTACTTTACCGCCTTCAGTATAGACAATGTTGTCTGCTTTAGTAAACCAATTAGGTCCTAGAGCAGTAGCAGTTGTCTGAGTATCTATACCGTCAATACCAATAGTGTCTAAAGGTATGGCTTGTATCTGCTTAGATTCTAATGCCATATTATACTACTTTCCAATCTCTTTCGTATTCCATATTACCTGCGTCTAATTGTACCGCAAGGTTTAAAGAGTCTCTAGCTTCTGCAGCAACAGCACTAGAAATACTTCCTCCGTCCTCTCCTCTTTCTGCTATAGCTCTAGCCCAAGCTCCAAGAATCACAGGCTGTGAAGGAACTCTTAATACTTGTGATGCTGTAGCTAGTTCTTTTTGAGCACCAACAATATTTACAGATATAGTCTGTGTAGAATCAGGGACAGGGTAAAAATCAATATTAAAATCAGGTTCTCTATTTACACCTGCTTGAGCTACTCCATTAAAAGCATATTTAGTAGGCTTACCACTAGCTGCTTGAGATAAAGGAAATACAGCTTCATTAAGCCAATCATTTGGTACTTGCTCCAATACTTGTCCAGTATCTTGACATATAACATCTAACACTTTAAAAGACACGCCTGCACCTCTAGTAGCATCACCTAAAGTATACTGCATATTTCCTGATTGTGTTTTAATATTAAATGTCTCTCTTAGTGCGTTCCAGTCGTGATAAGACTCTACATTCTTTTTAGAATCATTAACTAACTCTCCAATTAGTTTTTGATAGTCAGACACAGATACAGAATCGTATAAGTTACCTGACCAGTCAGAGTCTATAGTATCTTCTCTTAACCTTCTTAAAACACTATTAATAATTTCTCTGTATGTCATTTACTTCCCCTTGGCTAATTGAGCACCAAAATAAAATTCTATAATCATTGTAGCCCATCCAAATATTTCATCCATCTTGAGTACAGCACCTGCTTCTACTTTTACATACTCAATAACATCAGGAGTCAATTGAAACCCTAGTATGCTAAAACCTTCTATAACTGTAGGAACTATAGTAGGAACATCAAAGAATACAGGAGCTATCTGTGTAAATATAATTAAAGCCAGTATTACAAATATAATGACTCGTCTGTTAAGCGCAGCCATAGGGCTCTCTTTGTCTGCCCTATCTCTTGCCATATTAATAGAATCATTACGAGCTTGTAGATTTTGCAGCATTAACTTTTGATTTTCTGCTGCTGCTTGACTCTTAAGTGCAAACAACTTAGCAACAAAGCCTAAAGCTATAGGCGCTACGTTTGTTAAAAATGCTATCATACTACTACCTTTAATAAATTAAACATACCTACTTCAGATGCTAAAAAGTAAGCAAAACCACCTAATAAGAAATATCTAATTTGATTAAGCATATTAAATATTTTTTGTATCTTAGAATTAGTATCATCAATCTTACTAAACAACTTTGCTATTTGACCTGCGTGTTTGTCTAGTTGCAATTGCATACGATTAAGTTTTTCGTCCATTAATCAACGCCCCACTCTTTTCATAGCTATCTTATGTGACTCTGTAAAAGTCTTACCACTATTCATTAGCTTTTTCATTTCTTTCATATGTTTAGCTGTATGATGTTCTTTATGTCTTGCCATTGCATTTGCTTGTCTTTTAGTAAGTGCCATATTATTTCCTTTTCTTTTTAGCAGCATTTCTTTTACTTATTGCCTTACCTTTTTTTATTGCGTCAGCTTTACTAGAAGCTCCCCAAGCATTTAAAGATTTTAATAACGGTGTTTTTTTACCATTCTTATATTGAGGACCTTTAGCTGCACCCATTCTTTGTAAAAACGCTGCTCTTCTTGGATTATCTCCTGACTTAACTGGAGCTCCCATTAGTAACCTTTTCTTCCGTAACCGCCTTTGCCTTTACCTTTTTTCTTCTTAGCCATATTATCTCCTTAGTTTGCTAGTGGGTTATCTAGTGATTGTTGTATTCTGTTTTCCATATCTACTTTAGTTTTCTCTACTTTTATCTCAAACCTATCTAGCTTTGTATCGTAGCTAGTAAGTTTGGTATCTACCGATTGTAACTTGGTATCTACTTTAGATTCTAAAGACCATTGACTATTTCTTAGGTCTGTCATATCTTTTTTTAATTCTATTTTTATAGCGTTAGCGTGTTCTTCTATTCTTGTAACATCTGCTGATGTCTTTGCCATCTGTCCAGCTATAGCGTCAAGATCCAAATTTGCGATTCCTTCGACTTTCTGATACATAAGAAAGCCACCATATAGCGTACCAATAATCGTTGAAATAAAGGCAAATGCTGCGACTATACTTGTACCACTTAGACGTAGACCAAACAGCTTGAGCTTCTTATCTTTTATACCCTCGCCTTTACTTACTAATTCTTCTAGGTCTGCCATTAGTTTTCAAATCCACCGTCTTGTAATTGCCTTAAATATTCTATCTCTTGTTTAAGTTTCTGTACCTCTAGTCTTCTACGTTGTAATTCTAGCTGGTATAGAGTATTACAATTAATTCTTTCTTTAGGACCATCAAGAGGAATTATTATCCTAGCATACAAACCTATGTCTTTAGTCTGTGGTCTGTCTCCTTCTTTACCTATAATTGGTGTGACTGCGTTGTTTATTATTCCAGTCATACCTAACTCAAAGTTAGTAGTACCGCCTATACTATTCTTACAATCTAGATCACCGGCTCTAATACTATCTGTACCGCTACTATATCCCGCACTTGGCAACGAGAAGGTCATCGAGTTACTGTCTGCTATAATCTGTGTACTAATAAAAAGTAACACATATTTTAGCCACTTCACTTAAACCTCGAACATATTTTTGATGCTATCATTGTCTTAGTCTTTTTACTTCCTCTTAGCTTAGACAACGAGCATATGTATTCTGCCCTGCCCACATTCTTTGAACTAATATATACATCAAATTTAACGTGGCTTAAGTAATCTAACTTTAATATCTTATAATCAGTTACAAAAGGTATCGGCTGCCACTCTTTATCAAATACGCCAATCTCGTAATATTTAACATCTTCTCTCTTGTTGAACATACGCATCGTAGTTTTGTGCACTCCTTCTATTTGAGTTACAGACCACTTTGGATATGTTGGTGTCATCTCGTGAGCTGCTACAGACGTGCATAGCAATACCCACAGTATTACTGAGCGACACATTCAGCAATGACTACTGCTGTATAATTACCACCGGGAAATGCTTTCTGTTGTCCGCCACCATAAGTAGCTTCTGACTGAACATCTACCCATAAAGTTCCTGCGTGTGCCATAGCGTATTGTCTTAGAGCACCAGTAGTTGTACTAGCTGTTTGGTATCCATCAAAGTCACTTCCTGATGATTGTGATACTGCTACTGCACCTGTCCAAGCAACGGTGTCACTTAGGCTAGGGCTAGAGCTAAAAGAAGTAGGGTAGCTTACCTGTGCGTAATAAGCATTAGCAAGCGATACGTCAAACCTTACGATAGGTTTCTGACCACCACTAGCAGGAGTTGTTGTAAGAGTATAAGCATTAGGGTTTCCGTAGACTCCCGGAGTATCTGTATTGACTATACATCTAGACTCTACTGAGCCTGTAATATTTGCGTTAGCTTCTACCTTGCTTGAAAACAAAGAGCATCCAGCAAGACCAAGAACTAAAGCTGTTAATAATAATTTATTCATTTGTATTGTTCCTCTATCATTTGATTCATTAAATTGTCTTGGGCTAAACTTTGTAGTGCTCTTCTGTTATCAACTACCTCTCCTCCGTCCAATGAAATAGATTCCCTGTATACTCCTCCGGGAACTGTCGCTGCGTAATAAGATGTTACATTAGTAGCGTTATTTATTGATTGTAGTAGAGCAGCTTGTGATACTGTGTTAGCTATCGTTAGAGCATTTTCAGATGCAGCCAAAGCCATTTCTAGTCTGCCTTCATCTTCCTCGTCTTTTTCTCTCTCTTCCCTCTCTTCTTCTTCTTCCTTCTCATATAAGTCACTATCGGTTTCTTCAGTAGCATCTATAACTGCGTCATCATCAAGTGCATCATATATTTCTATCTTAGGTATAACTGGCATTGGTTCTACATAACCCGGACAACTCTCGTCATTCTGTGGGTCAAAACACTTGTCAAACCTATACATATAAACCACTTTTGCATCTTCTAGTGTACCTGTGCCAGTAGTTTGTATTGAACCTTCACCGAACTGACTAACTGGTGTGTACGGTAATGGTACAAGTCTTTGTATCTTCATCCCTGTGCCATCGGTCCAGTCTTGCGTGTCTTGAAAGATATACCCACCATCTACA